GTTTAAAGACTTATTCGAAAATGTCTGGAAAGATGGAATTTGAAAACTATATCACTTTGTTTGAGGCCCAAGGGGTTTTGAGAACGGTGCAAGAATTAGATAAAGCAGCTTCTGCTGTCTATAAAAGAGCCACGATGCTCGAAAACATTATCTTTGCAAGATCAGCAAAGTGTTCTGTCGTGTTGGGCCAAGGAGAAGTTGAGTCAGTAGGAAGCAATGTGGAAAAAGCTATAAAAGAATCAGCTGTTAGAAATTTGGAAGGAGCTTTGCTGGCTTACACAATGATAAAAGGCCGGTTCATACCAGGCAGAGAGTTCTTGCTAATAAGTCAATCCTCATTCGATGGTTACTTCTATTACATGGAATTTCCCATTTTATTATCAGAAGGTAACAGGTCAGTATTAACTCAACATTTTAGGACAAGTATTGAGAAAAAATTGATCTTAGGAAAGAAAACCAGCATGCTACGCTTCTTGGAAACAGCTGGGCTCAAAATATCTGAAGATCATGTTAAGTTCATTCATGCTAAAGGTTTCTTTTCATTGAAAGACGCCGAATCCAGAGACAAATGCAGGAAAGATCTTCAATTGATCATAAATGAGATGTCGAACTTGAAAGGTGAAACTCTCAAGCCTGGAATGGTGAACATTACATTCCAATTTCTTGAAGTCACAAAAGCTTAGATGTTTGCGATGGAAATCTTTTGTTATTTGATGTAAACATTCTTTTTTAAAATTTGAGACAGATGCATCTTCTTCAAAAAACTCGTTAACCATCTGAATATTAATCACTCAAAAACTTATAATTTATTTGATTGGCGATGTGCCTTATGTCTTTCGCATACCTGCTCATCATGTCTTCATCACCTGAGTCAATCTGATCAAAGAAAAGAGAAAGATCCATAGCTAAAGCCTTCTCATAATCTTTTAATTTGCCAAGCATAATTGACATAGCAATTCGCAATGTGGTGAGGATAGCCATGTTATTGCCGATTCTGACACTTTCTCTTATTTGCTCGTACATCATCATACAGAATCTGAGTAAAGGTTTAGAGATTGCAGTGTTCAGAGTAATAGTGGCTGGATAGTCTGTGAATACTAGAAAATCATTCTTAAACCCTGTTGGTAACAAATCCTTTCCTTTAGCTATCTCAGGCACTATTGCTATGTTACCTTGCAGGAATTGATCATTATCATACAGAGCCATAGCTTTCGGACTGACCAAGCTAAGATACATTCTGATAGCTTTGTCAACATCGGCTTTCAAAGTCTCATTAACCGGGTTGCTCGTCCTCTCACTTATCATGTGCACTTCCTTTGATATCGCTGAGAAGTCTCTTCCTCGAGAAGTTGATGTGAAATAATAATTCAATTCTTCATCTTTCACCATGTAGTCACTGTCCCTGATTTCGTTTGCTGCTTTCATCAGTCGTGTGTGTTCTCCAGATTCTATCATTTCTTCAGTTAAATGCATGCGGATAAAATTGTCTAATGTTTGATCTTTCTCCAATTCGGTCATCATGATATCTTCTTCATCTTCCACGATGTCTGGTTTGCTGATGTCTATATTCTTTCTGAGTTTATAGGGCTTATAGTAGCAAGGCCTTTCATATGCTTGACTATAAGGTTCGTAGACCTGAATTAGAACATATTTCAGAGCCCTATCGTAAGCCAAGTGGGCTGTTTTTATGAGAAGAGGAGATCTTATAAAACAAAGAGTAGGATTTTTTTTCATCTCTTCTGCATTATTAAAAAGACACCTCGCGAAGCGATAAGATTGAGGAGGCAAATCTCCAACTCTTGGTGGTTGAATTTTTACTGTCATCACAGAGATTTTTTTTCGGGTCTTGAAATCGATTTTGTGTTCGATCCCATCCAAATTTAGCATTTTTTGTTGACAGTAGTCAGCTATTCCCGAGGCTAAACTAGTGTAAACTTGATGAAAAGAAAATCCTAATCTCTGCATATATTCCTCAACTGTGTCATCGAGACTCTTTTTGAAGGATTCAAAGTCATCTTTAGGGAACGCACTGTGTCTTCTCCAAGTTCTCAACAAAATGCTTCCTAAGCAATTTGTCATAAACACATCTTCTGTCTTGATATCCGGCAAATTTAGCCCTGATTTGGACATCAATTCTTCAAATACTTCGTTGACCTGGTATATCCAGTAATATGAATTTCTGCTAACAGGTTTGAAGTAGCTTGCCAGCAAGATACCAGTTTTTGTGTCGTAAACACTGACTCTCACGTCTGAAGCTATTTGATCCACTCTGATAGCTGGATTTGGTTTTTGCTTTTCTTCTATTTTTCGCACCTGTATAATTTTTTCACTGTTGGCATAACTGTATCTGTTTTCTAAAAAATTCAAATAGTCATCAACCGATCCTGGCTGGATTCCATTCTGATAGCAGCAGTTAGAATAGATGAAATAAGTAGCTGCTTCTGGAGACATTTTGCTTATTTCATCCCCTTCCTGCATGATTCTAGCAGAAAGCTCCGGATCTGCAGGGTGTATCGTGTGTGATATAACCTTCAATTGTCTTTTGTTGAGAAGATTGATCATAGTTTTCTTGCTGTTCACATTACTTAGATTCAATTTTCTCTTCAGTATACTTCTTAGTTCATTGTCTTCAGACAAACAAATGGATTCCTCCAACCTCTCAATAGATTTAAATATGAATTCGTCTACGAAACCTGTCTGCATAAACCTTTCGTACGATTTGGTTTGAAACTCTTTTATCTCCACTCTTCCGGACTGTATGGTCACCGTAGGCAGAATGTTTTTCAGAGACAGCATTTCATAAGTGGGCACAGACCCAGTCAATGTGAAAATCCGAGGTTTCTTTTTGAAGATCACCACTTTCCCGAATGACACACACTTTATGCATAAGCTCACTTCTTCTTCTGTCTTTTCGAAATACAAATCCAGTACTGATCCGTTGGGTAAATGGTCGTCAGCAAAAATAGTGGTGAAATACTTTCTAAGCTCTTCATCTTTCACCAATCTGAATCTCTTGTGACGGGAAAGTATGCGACTCTTGTGTCTCGGTGCCAGTACATCGTCTGGAATTTCAGTCATTATTTGATCCTGATAAATTATGTACCGAGTGATCGTGGAACCTCTTTCAACTAAAGCATATATTGACAGATCTTCCTCTGGCCTTTGATTGATTGGTATTGTCCCTGAAAAGGCTATCTCCATATCTTTTCTTAAGAAGAAAGACACTGCTGATTTTACTTCTATATCATGACAAGAGTCTAATACTTCTTCTACGGTTTCGGCACTCGTTTTAGAAAGTATCCTGATCACATCTGTGATAATGCTGGATCTCACTCCCATGCAGAAATTGTAGTATCCCTTGTTAAAACTGTTTTTTAGCCTGTTAATAG